CAGCTATAATTTGCAGTAATTCCTCCATGACAGCTTTGGTTAAATAGCCACCTCTCCAATGAAAGGTTAGAACTTTTCCTTTTTTAATTGCTTGTTGGCAACGTTTTGCTACATCTTCCAGCTTGGTAAAAGAAAGCTTTTTCTCTTTATAATAAAAATGACTATCCTCGTTACACCCAGGAGCTTTGTATATCAAAGCTTCGTGATCCTTAAAAATACTCTTATCATCCAAATTAAAATAGTCATATCTCACTTCTTTTTTCCCTAATGTATTATCAAACGTAGCATCTAAATGATACCAAACTCCATTGATACGAATCACATTCCATGCATGACGATATTTGATGTTCTTATCCGGATTGTTTTCAGAAATAACAACAATACAAGGAATAGACAATTGATCGCAAAGAATCTTCACAGATTTTGCGATTCCTTCACAAACGCCCACCCCCTGCCCCAATGGGCCTAGAATTTCATGTGAATATTGTTTCTTCAGCTTATCGTAAGTGACATTTTCACAGATGAAGTCATGGATATATTGCTCCTTTTCCCAGTCACTTTTATCCATTACCACCCGGGCAAGCTTCTCCACTCTGGCTCTCATTGCTAGTTGATGCTCTTTGATTTTATTCTTATCAAACAAGTATTCCGGTTTTATCTTTACCAACGTAGAATCCTCATAGTAAGAGTATCGAAATGTTGGAGCATAAAATATCTCCGGGCAATCAAGCTTTAACTTGTTAAAAATGTCGCTCAGCTCTTTTCCATCGACTCTTTGAACATCGAAGCTTAGTGAAAGCGACTCCAGACCAATCTTCATGACCTGATAAATTTTTTGTTGCTGCTTATCCAACTGACTATAATAATATAATTCCATTTTACCTCATTTACCATTTCTTCTTTTTAGTAATACAAAATACCAAATCATATTTGAACTGTATTCGTACCGTCATGGCAGTTCAAATCGCCGTAAGTAGTATTTTGTAGTTTATTAATATTGAGTTATCCTATATATCCAATCAAATTTAATTGTAGCAAAACAAACTGCTCCTTTATAAACTTTTTTGTAATCAAAATAGTTTCCGGCTTCTATAGATACATGATGAAACTCCTTCATATTATAATCCTTTTCTTTCATTGCTTCAATGACTTCTGCTTTTTACCCTTAATTACAATTTTCTCCACCTATATCCTCCTAAATATTGTATTTTGATCTCTTCCATTATTCACACAAAAAAAATGCCTATCATTTGACAGGCATTTTCTTACATGAAACATGATATTAATATTTATGTAGCAGAAACTCATTCACACATCTTCTTAAATTCATCAGCCACAAACTGTACCTGGGTTCCCACAATTACTTGCAGGCTGTTCTTTCCAGGTCTGATTACCCCTGTTACACCTGATGATTTTATCATCTTTTCATTTACTTGCGCCTGATCTATTATTTCAAGCCTTAATCGCGTAATGCAGTTATCAATGCTGGTAATATTGCTCTTCCCCCCTACTCCTTCTAAAATGATCGCAGCAATCTGGGTATAATCATGATTGGAAAGAGTTATTTTTGTTTCATTTGCATCCTCATCTTCTCGTCCTGGAGTCTTAAAGTTAAATTTCGTAATTGCCAAACGGAATATAGAATAATAAACAGCAAAATAAGCAAGACCAAGTGGAATAATATAAAGTGGATTCAAAGCCATTGGAGCTTTAAAACTTAAAACCCAGTCAACAAAACCAGCACTGAAGTTAAATCCGGTACGAACTGGAAGCAAAGAACAGATTGCCAATGAAATACCTGTCAGGATTGCATGAATCAAATATAGACCTGGCGCAAGGAACATAAATGCAAATTCCAAAGGCTCTGTTACTCCTGTAAAGAAAGAACATACGGCGGCTGCCAGCAGTAATCCATATACACTTTTCTTCTTTCCAGGCTTTGCTGTATGGTACATAGCTAGAGCTGCCCCTGGAAGACCAAACATCATAACTGGGAAGAAGCCTGTCATATACTGCCCTGTCTGCCCCAAAGTACCAGTTCCGGCCCAGAAATTCCCAAGGTCATTTACACCGGCAACATCAAACCAGAATACAGAGTTCAGTGCATGGTGAAGCCCTACCGGTATCAAAAGGCGATTGAAGAAACCATATAAGCCAGCCCCTACAGCTCCCATCCCTAAAATTCCTTTTCCGAATATAACCAGCCCTGTATATAAAACAGGCCATACAAAGAACAGGACCAAACAAGCTACCAGAGAGACCAGTGCCGTCACAATGGCTACCGAACGCTTTCCACTAAAGAATGCCAGAGCATCGGGAAGCTTCGTATTCTTGAACCTGTTATAACAGGTGGAACCGATGATTCCTGATACAATACCAATAAACTGGTTGCTGATTTTTCCAAAAGCAGCATTTACCTCACTGACATCAATCCCTTTTAACATGGCAACAACTCCTGGAGATAAAATAGTCTGAATCATCAGCCAGGAAACAATTGCTGCCAACGCCGAGGTTCCTTCGTGATCGTCTGACATTCCTACGCCAACACCAATGGCAAATAAGATAGCCATGTTATCAATAATAGCTCCGCCTGCTTTAATCAAAAATGCTGCAATGGCGCTATTGGCTCCCCAGCCGGTGGGGTCAATCCAATACCCGATCCCCATCAAAATGCCTGCCGCAGGCAGACACGCTACTGGAAGCATTAATGATTTCCCCAGTTTCTGTAAATACTTCATAAAGTAACTCCCTTCCCTTTGTCCTTCCGGACATTTTTTATCCACTCCTGCATTACTGCAAGTTTAGATTTCACCCCTTCAGAATCTTTTTATTCAACCCATTCCCCTACCTCTACAACTCAATGATAGGTTCCAGCTCTTTAACCTGCATCCCACTATGGCATACCATGTTGGGGTAGCATGATGTATTGCAGACAATAACAGGCGTTATCAACTCATAACCAGCCTCTTTTATTGCCTTCCTGTCAAATTCCAAGAGAAGCTCTCCTTGTTTCACATGGTCCCCCTGATTTTTAAATGAAGTAAAATGGTCTCCTTTTAAATGGACCGTATCCAGTCCAACATGGATAATTACTTCCGCGCCTTTTTCAGATGTAACGCTGACTGCATGCTTTGTCTGGAACATAACTGAGACAACTCCGTCAAAAGGTGCCACGATTCTCCCCTTTTCCGGAACGATAGCAACTCCTTTTCCCAAAATCTCCTGACTAAAAGCAGGGTCATTTACTTCACTTAGAGGAATCGCCTTTCCCTCCACAGGCGCCAATACCCACTCTTTCTCATTTTTGTCGCCTAGAAAGATTTTTTTTAATGAACCAAACATAGATTAACCTCCACTTAAACTCCTAATCTTTTGATATGAATTGCCAAACATGCAATCTCCTCATCTACTAACTGATAATGATATGTTTCTAATATGTAATCCCTAACTTTGAGACTGCACTCATATTCATACGGGTACATCTTAGATATTGCATGGCTAAATCCTTCATCTAGATAGTTTGATGGCTCTTTGGCGACAATCCTCTGAGAAAGAAATCTTAAATGGCTGATGAATTGCTGATAATTCAAAGATGTCTCATTCAGTTCCCTAGAAAAATGTTCTTTCACAAGTTTAACCACATCTCGTATCAGATTTGTAATACCAATGGTATCCCGCATTGCACTATTGAGTTCAGCATTTACGATATGAAGCGCAATGGAGCCCGCTTCATCAACCGGAAGCATGACTCCCACCTTACGCTCAATTAAAGCAATTGCATATTCTCCAATCAGATACTCCTCTTTGTAAAAGGTCTTTATTTCACTAAGGAGAGGATTTGAAAAATCCATCTTTTGTTTAAAACGATGAATCGCAAAATTTATGTGATCCGTCAGTGTTATGTATATATTCTGATTTAAACTTCTGTTTAAAACACTTTTTGCATAGTTGATAATCTCCGTTGAAACCTGAAGATGTTCCAGGGGTAGATTTACAAGAAGCTCCTTAAACTGATCCATACTTTTTTGATTGTCTAAGCGATACACCTTACTAACCTTATCTTCTGCAATCTCTTTGCCTGGCCTTGCACCGAATCCAATTCCCCTACCAATGACAATTATCTCTTTCCCATCAATATCCAGAGCACTTACAATGTTATTGTTAATAATCTTATCAATCCGCATAAACCTCACCTGTGAATAAAAAAAACCAATCTTAATTCAAAAAACAGAATTCTGTTTTCTAAACTAAAATTGGTTTTGCCTGCTTGCCAGTAACAACCCATTTCGTTATTAAGTTTTTTTAAGCATATCAGTTTTATTTGAAAAAGTCAACAATTTATTTATGCAAAACACGGTATTTCAAATACAACATGCACATAAATTTACTTGATACTTTACATTTATTATCTATTTTATTATATTATTAGCTATATCATTCCACTTTTTAGTTACTTTCGCTCAAAAACATTTTTATTTAATTATTATTCATCTAAAACACATTGTATTTTGTGGGTATTAGTAGCCATTAACCTAATTTAATGTTCTATATTTATTCTCTACGCATATCTTTTTGCTTTATTTCGTATTACTTTGTTATCCTTGCAATAAAGCAAAAATCCCCGAAACATAAGAGTTTCGAGGATTTTAACATTTTTATAATAGAGCTTATTATCTCTTTGATAAGTACAAACCCCCATTATATATAGAAGAAACAGCCTTTTGTAAGCAACCTGTAAGAAGTTCAGTTATCAATAGCCTTGAACAAGTTCAGTGTTAAAATTCTCCTATTTTCTGCACACCGTCTTTATCGGTCACATATAGTGCACACTCTAATCCATGCCCGACCCTTGGTTCAAAATAATAATCCTTGCCATTAATCACCTGCCAGTTTGTAACAGCATACCCATCATCATTAAAATAATATTTATGACTATTAATAACCCGCCATGAAGATTTATAATAGGTGGTCTTACTATCTGCATACCACCAACCGTTTTTATCCTGATTCCACCCCGGTACATATTTAGTCGGTCTTGTTACCAGTGCTGCTTTAAATGCTTCCCATGTGTGCTGTGTGTGATTGTAGACATAAGGATTGGGGCATATCTTCCCTGTCACATCATGGTGACGAATTACATGGTCCGCAGGTATATTGTACTTTGCCATCAGATCCTTGGTCAGCGCAATGGCTGCCTGTACCGTGGCTTCCTCAAAGTACCAGTCCCGGCTCGTGTCTGCCAGGGAACCTTTATTTCGTACACATAATTCAATACCTAAGCTATTACCATTACGACAATCAGGATGTATGTACTTCTTTGCTCCACAATGCCATGCGATATTGTTATCTACAACAGACTGCCAGATCTCCCCGCTAAATCCCACATAATAATGAGCACTGGCTCCAATGTACTGAGAAGCATAGTATTTGCAGTTTGCTTCTGCCCCACCTAAAGCACCAACATAGTGAATTACAATATACTTGATACGGTCTGCCTGACCGTTACCGTAGTTGTAAGGTGTTAATGATTGATGAATTTCCATGATAGAATCCTCCAAAAGAAAAGGTCTAGGATTAACCCTAGACCCATAATTGCAATAAATTATTCAGTTACGGCTTTCTTCTTTAAAACGTCTATAGCTTTTGCCAGAACTCCCGGAAGTGGAAGCCCCATAAGCCCGGCATTTTCTGTGATAGAAATTAACTCATTGGCTATGAATCCTATTATTACAGCGTCTCTTATGTAATTGGTGCCAATGACCAAATCTAGGCGGTAGGCAATCAAAACAAAGAAAAGAATCATACCTTTACGACACAGACCTTTAAAACCTGCTTTTGATTCTAATGCCCCGGTTTCGGTCTTAGTGCTACTTTTAAACACTCCAGCCACAACAAGACCAGTAATAAAATCAATAGACATGAAGAGTACCAATGTTGCAATGCCAGTATCCCAACCCCCAAATAATGATGCGACAAAACTACCTACCACCCCTGCGGTAGTACACAGTGCATTTTTCATATTCTTATTCCTCGCCCTTCTTTTCATAAACCTGTCCTGTGATCTCCTGAAACTCGTCCGCTGTGATCCATTTGCCAACAGCATTAATTACCCAGGCTAAGGACCATAACTTCGCAACGTAGAAACTCTTTACTTTCTCATACTTACTCATGACGTACCTCCGTTTCAACACCTGATATCATCTGCAAATATGCAACCTGTGCATTTAATCCCGTGATCTCTTCCCTTTGTGACTTTACCTCATCCTGAAGACTGGGAGTCCTGTACTCCACAATAACAACCGAGTCCATAATCTCTTTGTTTATGTATTTGGGTTTGCCCTCTTCATCGGTTTCCTGTACCTGCTCAATGCCAATGGGGAAGGAAGAATTTAAGGACATTTGTCCGGTATAGATTAAATTATTTTGTGTCCATTGTTCCACCCCATTTACATCATATTTTATAACTGTGGAGTTTTCGGTAAGATTTTTGTGCATGACCTGTAAATCATTTGATCCTATGATGATTGCAACCTTGGCAGTATACCCGCTTAAATCGTTTAGGCTACAACTGCCGTTTGCTATGCTATAGGTAGTATTTCCTACCTTGATACTTTCATTTTTCATTATAATTTCCTCCTTTATGAATTTGTTAAATACGTACAGTTAACCGAAATACTACTACCTGCGGATGGGGTAAAATTTTGATTCGGTGTAAACCTTATTATACCGTCGGTACTCATACCACAATTACTAGTAAGCCACTGTGGAGTGGCGCACATGCTTACACTTATAGCAGTTGTAGGAAATCCAAAAACTGAATAAACTGTATTTGCTGATAACGAAACACTAAGAGTTATTGTAATCATAACGGTTACCATAGCGGCACCTGCTGCATTTCCATGTCTAACATATCCACCGGAAATTGTTCCCCAAGTACAAGATAATCCAGAAGATATTACACCAGATATCTGTGTACCGTTTTCATTAGTGATAGAGCCTGCGGAATGGCAACGCTCTTTTAATGCGGTCGCTTGGGGTTGAGTACTTGTTTTCTTAATGGTACCACCATATTCTGCATGAAGCCCGACTACATTATTAATAGAAGAACCGCTCCAGTATAATGAATTGCCATCACTACCGTGGGACATAAGTGCAATACCTCTATTTGATACTTCGCATGAAGATACCTCGAATCTAGTCTGATCAAATGAAAAACCCGACCAAGTTGAATTTAATACACATCGACACCAAGATACCAAAACAAAACCGCTTACTACACCATATACTGCATTGCTCGCTGTTGTGGTAAAATTTATTCCACGTATTTCAACAACTGTGCATGAGTTGTCAACTATGCTTACATCTGTAATACTACACACTGTAGATATTTCAGTAGGTTTAGAACTCTTTAGACGAATGCGACCATTATAAAATCCAGTAATTACTACCCTCTCATCATATGAACCGTCAGTAATTTCAATAATAGCGACGTGTGATCCTAAATCTTTAGGTAATGAATTAATTACATACTGTATAGTTTTATATGGCCTTGCACTTGTACCGTCACCTGAATCATCACTGCCTGTCGTGGCTACATATAACGTTGTATCGAATTGTAATGTACTAATAACTGCACCGTAAGGGTTCACTACAACTCCACCCCTGTCTGCTCTGTAACGTCGAGTTGTTGCAATTATGTTGTTTCTGTCATACGACAATTCACTGTTTATTGCTGAAAAAACTCCGATGTTAAGACCTGTACCTAATAGAGTCCCAAAGTGCGCCCGTGAACTGTTAACTACATAAGCCCCTATGTCCGTATTACCTGTTATTGTAATAACACCTGAAATAAATAAACAGCTGTTTAAATTCGAACATAGTGAAACTGTGGCCCCACCGATTGAGTATGTTCCGGTAGTCAAAACATTAACAGTCAACCGGGAATTAAAGTAACCGCTTTCCACTGCCGCTATCCATTTAGTAGTCAAAGTGTAAGTAGTGCTATCAATACTTCTGCATAATAGTTCACCGTGTGTTACAAGTATCCCACCCGAAACAGTTATGTTGCCTTGTAACAATAATCGCAAATCCCCAGTGTATCCATAAATTGTAACGTCCTCATTGTATGTGCCTGTGGAAACAATAATTGAAGCAGTAAATCCATTCAACACTTTTGGGATCTTGCTAAGTGCAAAATTAATGGTTCGGTATGGTTTTGCAGAAGTTCCGTCCCCTAAGGTATCACTGCCAGTTGTAGCCACGTATACCGTCATATCTGAATCAAGTGGCTTAGTATCCTCTATGTACTTCTTAACCTTGCCAAGAAAGACCTTTGTTGACTCTCCAGCACTCGGTACCGGGTATTTTGTATCTATGGGTTCAAGGGTTTCTATGACGGTTTCGGAGATATCACTATCAAAGTCAAGTTTGTTCATTATATCCCCAACTGTTGCAACTGCTGCCGGGTCAACTTCAAGATTGACGATCTCTGAATTGCTTACCCTTGCAACCAGTTTTATATATGCACCCGATACCGCTACACCGTTATATGCTGGCATATAACAATTACCTGACGTTTCAATCGTGACAGCGAAAAGAACTTCGCCAACATCGGGATCAGTGGCATATAAGCCGATTGAACGTAAATAATACCCGGTCATAATTTCATCATTTCTAACTGCTGCTTCCACTTGCACCGTAATTTCACTTGGGCGACTTACTTTAGATACCAATACACTCTGTTTGGTATCGCTAAGTTCGGTCAAGTCCTCCAACTGGTTTATTTCATATCTGGTGCTTGATGTAGTAATTCGTGTAAACTTAATACCATTTGTTCCAGACAGCATTTTTGCAATAAGAATCTGACCTTGTTTTGTGGTAATAAGCTGTGAAAATTGTGCCATTTATTTGCACCTTCCTTCTTTTTATTCAGTACTAATTATTTCTGTAAAGACTACCCCACCCCCATATTTTCTATTTCCATCAACATTACAAAAAATCTGATTATTAATTGTGGAAGTGATATTACACGGAAACATAGTATTAATGATATATTCCAATTCTTCTACCTGTCCAAACAGTTCTAATTCAGTATTTAGGGTCATTGTATAACCTTCTGTAAAATTATTAGAAATGGTAAAATTTGTACCATTACAAAGAATAGTGAGTTTTTGCAACAGTATCTTCCAAGTGTAAGGAATGGTGTTGAACCACTTACTTTGAACTCTTGAACGTCTACTTTCAAGGGTATCTTCACTTGAAGGGTATATGTTAAGAAGTTTTTCAAACCGGGAAATACCGTAATTGTCAGAGGTTGCAATAAAATGATTATACAAAACCCTGTCAGTTGCTTTCCATACAATAAGGAAATCGGGATTTTCAGCTTCCAGTGCCGTAACACTTTCTTTATAATTCTGCATAAATGGTGGCAAATATGGAACAAGGTCAACTTCTCTTATCATGAAGACACCTCCCCCATTGTAGGGATTTGATACCTTGTCAAAGTCATATTGTTAGTGCTGCCGTTTATTTTAGTGTTAGATATATCAATAATACCTTGTACCATTAATATCCTTGTTTCAATCTGACTGATTCTGACTACAGTATAATTGCTTTCAGCCCATGATTTTCTAAGTTCCAATAGGTAGGCACTAACTGCTTCTTGAATAGCTGTTTTTGTGTTTGACCAATTGTACCCTTCATCAAAAATCACATCTGTGGTTACGTTTAAATCAACTGCTTCTGCACTTCTTACACTGACCACATGACCAATTGGTGCAAGTCCATAACCTTCCCCGGCATTCTGTACCGGATCAATAACTGTCTGAATACTATCCAGTAACACAGTTGTAGCTGTCCCATAATCAAGGGAATTAATGACTGTAAGTAAAACTGTACCCCCAATGGTCAATTTCTTCTCAAATGAAGCCATATAAACGGCTGAAAGCCATGTTGCAACATCTGCATCCACTTCACTGATAACAGAATTGTACCACTCTGTTACATTTGCACTGGGTATCATGTCAGCCGGGCGAATATCACCATTCCACACCCGTGAAACTTTAACATCTCCAACACCGTCAATACTTTTAACCTTGGCAAGATAATCTGCACGATTACCACCGAAATTCTGTTCATTGAAGCTATCAAAATATCGTTTTCTTAATACTTCGGTATCTTCATCATCTTCTCCCGGTATTAATATTTCAGTAAGAGTTGCAGTTTTCAGCCCACCAATATATTCCATAGGAATCATATCACCTAAATATTGGTTACCAATAATGCCCGCTGTCTCACACTTCACCTGATACTGTCCCGGTGCAATCTGTTCTGTCACCATATAGTTTAAATCACCTATATTGAACTTCTGACCAGTTAGGTTAATTGTTGTAGGTGTGAACTCTCCTTTCAATATTGCATTTGTAGCTAAGTCCGGGGTAATTCCCCTTTCCTTACACAATAGAATAAGAAAATCCCTTGCTGCCGTATCACCATAAGAATTGTTAATTAAATATTCCAATTCAATGTATAGGTTTTGAAGTTCAATGGCAGTTGCACTATGGGTATCATAGATTAAAGAACTGGGACGTTTATCAAGTTTGTCTGATACCCTGTCAAGCATTCGCTGCACTATCACTTCATATGTTTGTACTTCATACACTAGATATTCACCCCCTTATCAGCTTTAAAATCACCCAAAACGGTATGTACCGTAAATGATGTATGTACCACACCTTTTATATCAGTATCATGTTCGTAATCTGTTACACTGGAAATTCTTGAATCAGTTAATAACGCTTCTGTTATTCTTCTTTCTAGTTCTGGGCAAACATAGGTGACTGGTTCACCATATAAGTCAATTGTTTCAATACCATAATACCAAGGGTAAATAATGTATTGATACCGTTCAGTACTTAATATCCTAAATACTGCCTGTTTCATAGCTTCTACCCCATCAGCAAAACCCCTGATAGAATCACCGTCTGTACTTAAATCCATTCTATACACTTTGCTTGGTTGTTCTTGTATTTCAAAATCCTGATCTAAAAAGCCAACTGTTGACGGTATCATGTTCCAACCCTATCCCATACAATAAATTTCTGCCCTCCTTGCTGCCTTATCAGGATAACTGCATCACCGACAACCAAGCTGTTATGAACGGTAATTTCTTTTTTTCCAGTTATTCCGTGATTATGAGATGCAAAAGAAAACTCTCCACTTCCACCACTTTTATTTTCTGTTGACCAATTCACCATGATTGTTGTTTTAAAGTCTGTCACATTTCTTGAAAGAATAAGTTGTGTTTCACCAAGTATCATTTTCTGTTCCACATTGATTTTTAGCGGTGATGCAGATAAAACTTCACCAAAGTATATGTATACTGGTTTAGTTGCTTCCACCGCTTCCACCGCTGATTTCTTCATGGTCTTTACAAATTCAACTGCATCAGGCAACAAATTCACCCCCTCTTAATGTTAAATCCATCCAATGTTCATTTTCTTTATAGACGTGTCTGCATTTCTCCACAAGCATGAAATTTTTCAGTTTCACATCACCAAAATCTAAGTTAATAACCACCATTGAACCCGCCCTAACCCGATTATCTCCAATAGCGTTTGTGATTTTCAGATTACGGGTCTTTTTGTTATACAGGGAAAGCAGCGAATCCGCTTTTGCCTTTCCGTTCTCACCTTTTTGCAAGGTATCAAAATACTGTAAAATCCCCCATTTTTTTATATTGTCAGAGTCTTGTGTAATATACACTTCCCTATAACCAGTAGCTTCATTGTCATAGGTCAGTTTAATTTTGTTATATGTGTTATCATCAATAGATGACGTATAATCAAAGTTTTCACCTGTTTCTTCGTCAATCATCAGGTATGCTCCCGGATCACCAACATACATTGATGACAGTGCTTTTAATGTTAATTTCCCAAAATCGTCATACAAAATGAACATTACTTTGGTATTGGATATAGTTAAGTCAAGAGCATTTTCAATCATTTCAAAAAGTGAAGTATTTTCCTCAACCCTTGATTTTATTATGTACCCTGTACTTTCAAGCATTCCAACATTTAAGGTATAGTCATCAGCAATCATTCTCACAAACTGATCTGCTGTCTTGTTTTCATACACCTTTGTATCTTTATTTTTCAAATATCGTAACTGGTCATAAGCTGTGACAGTAATGATTTTATCTTTGTTTCGCTGTTGCTTAAACACAAAACCAAAGAAAACACTTTCACCGTCAACCTTCATTCTTACTGAACTACCTTCGGAAAAATCAAGAATATCATCTTTTAGGACTTTAAAAGTCAATTTTCCGGGGGTACTTCTTCGCTCTGTTGACCACTCAATTCCTTCTTCTATTGCAGGTTGAAATATTTTTGTGCCTTCTTCATTTCCAATCAAAAGTTCAACATTCAGTTTAAGCACCCCCTTTCTTATGTTACCGGAATAGTCAAAACCTGACCTGGGTATATCAAATTAGGGTTACCACCAATGGTCCCCTGATTTGCATTATAGATAATGGTATATTTTGAACCATTACCATAAAATTTCTTTGCTATGTTAAACAAACAATCACCTTTTACTACTGTATACGCTTGTGAAACTGTCGGTGCGGGTGAATTATTGTTTTCTCGTGGGGGTTCAGTACTTGCCGTTGGTTTATTTTCTGCAATTGTGATGTTTACTGTTTTAGTGCCGTAGTCCTTCCATTGTTTCAGGCTGAATTTCACTTTGAAGTCAAAGCCATTTTTTGCTTCTTCTGTGATTTTATAATCTTCCAATGATACCTTGATGTTTGTATTCAATAATCTTTTTCCTTCTGGAAGTTGCCTACATACAAGAAACTGAAATGGTCTTTGACTTGTTTTTAATTCTTCAAAAATGTCCATGAAGTATCCAGCATTTTTAAAGCCAGATTTATAAACTGCATAAGGGTGTTTCACTTGAGGTATTTCACACTCAAATTCAATATCCGTCAACCCTGCCCTTTTCAGAATATTGATTTCCCCTTCATTAATGAGATTCACTGTTTTATTGTTATTATTAATTTTTATCTGCATCTTGTCAGGGGTGACAGGTAACAGACAATTTTTTAAGTATACATCATATCCACTTTTTGCCACTTACTCATGCACCCCTTCCGTAATGCTGTCAATAGCTTCATTAACTGAATCCGTAAAACCTGACATAAATCCATCAAGATCATTACCGTTTTTAATTGTATTCTGCATTCCTGACTGGTCAATATTGACTTCTGCAACGGTATATCTATTCACTGCTTCCTGTTCTGCAATGTCACGTAAATACTTTAAATCTTCTTCTGTAATGTCCATTGCATCTTTTATACCACCTGTATCTTCTGCAATGGTGTCAAGGTTCCCGGCTACACCTGAACCATTCAACGCTGACGCATAATCATCTTCGTTAGGTATATCTGTACTACCAAAAATATCCGAAAGGTTAAAATTTGAAACTTTATCAGCAATACCATCACCCCATGCAGCACCCGCATCAAAAGCATTGGAAGCCCATCCATCTTGAAAAGTGTCAAAGGTTGACATACCTTTATCAAATGCATCGGCTACTGACGTGTATTCCTGTTTATTCCCGGCTGCTTCTGCTGATTTAGCTGCATATTCATCCGCTGCCGATGTAATACCTGAATAATCAAAGTCTACAAATGGTAATTTATTTAAGGCTTCGGCTATACCACCAATAACAGTTAATGCTGTTGAAAGTAGATCATAAAACCATGACTGTACAGATGAAATTGCATTGTTAAAAGCTACCGTCATATTAGTTGCCAATGCTCCAATGGCACTACCAATACCTAGTGCAATATTTGCAACGGTCAAGCCCAAGTTTTTGAAGAACTGAATTACTACATTGATACCACCAGTTATTACACCAAATCCTGACGATGCAACCCCAGTCATCTTTGCTATTGCATTTGCTATTGCGAAAATAATTGCAATCAAGGCAATTATTAAAATAATTATCCACACAATAGGACAGGCATACATTGCACTATTTAATCCCATCTGTGCAGTCGCTGCTCCCCAAGTTGTACCTGAGAATAACACCATAGCTGCGGAAGCAAGCAATTTTGCTAAGGTCATGACTACGGTTGCTGCTGCACTTGCCAACTCCATACCCTTTACAATAGCAAGATAAGCTGCATATACAGCCAACGCACCTATAACCCCATAAATGATAGGACTAATTATTGACCAGTTATCAGTTATAAAACTACCGACTGTACCAATCAGGTCAAAGATATTCAAGACAATGTTTGCGAGTACCGCCATTGCTTCGATTGCACCCTTCACAAACTTCTGAAAGGATTCACTATTGGCTATATCATTCAACCTTTGAAGTACGGGCTGAAAAGCCATAATTGCGGTATTCTGCATGGACTGCCAAACCTGTCCCCAAGTCATAGGCATTTGTTCAAACTTGGCATTAATATCATCAGAAGCTGCAAAGATTGCTGCTTTTACAACGTCCGCTGACAATTCACCTTCTGATGCCATTTCACGAATTTTGCCAATAGGGACGTTAAGATAATCCGCTATGTTCTGAATCAAATTAGGGGCTTGTTCAAAGATACTGTTTAATTCATCACCACGTAAGACACCTGAACCAAGTGCCTGTGATAACTGTAACATGGCATTAGATGCTTCCGTTGTTGATGCTCCGGCAATAGTCATCTGTTTTTGGATAAGGTCAGCAAATGCAACCACTTCTGTTGAACTACCAAAAGCATCCTTTGCATTATTACCGAAACGGGCAACTACACCAGCCATTTCAGTGAAAGAACCACGTGCATCCTGCGCTGCTGCATATACCATATTTACCAGTTCATCCGTACTTTGCAAACCGTCATTCATCATGTTCAATCTTGACGTTGTCTGAACAAGTTCATCAGAAATGTTCAAAGCCCCACCAGCCGATTGGATACTGATATAAGTTGCAGCCACACCCTTAATCGCATTAGTTAAACTATCTGCCTCACTTGTTCCTTCTTGAATTTTCTCATTAAATCGCCCTTGTTCATCAACATTGTCTCTAATGTATCGTTCTGTATTGCTAATAGTTTGCGATAACTTCAAATACGCATCGTTTGCAGCACTCACATCCATATTATCCATTGCAGAATTTAGGCTGTTCTGTGCCTGTAACGCTTGATTCAATTGGGAACGTAATTGTTCCAGTTCTGCATTTGCAGTATCAGTTCCTATGTTTACCGGATTATTCTCAATCTGCTGAATATGGTCACGAACCATATCAATTCTAACCGCCAAACTGTTCAAGTTTTGGAATGCTTCTGGTGGAAAAATCATAGTATTGTAAGCCTGTCTTGCAATACTATCTTGTGTACTGCTTAACTGCTCCAACATTGAATTAGTACTTTGAACTTCCTGACGGAATCGGTCAATGCCTGTACTTGTGAATACATCCAAGCCGTCCGTTTCCCATTGAATGGGAATTTCAACAGGGTCAGGGGGTGCATTTGGCTGAATAGGTGTTTCAAGTGGTGGCGGGTTTTCTATAAGTGGTTCAGGAAGGATCGGCTCTACTGGAACAGATATGGGTTCTTGATTCCCACCAGTCACCATAGGTGAGGTGACATCAGGGGCGGTCTGATTATTCAGTTCTGCGTTCAGTTGGTTCAGTGCAGCAGTTGCTTGATTGATTTCATTTCTTGCACCTTCCAGTGATGATGTATCAATATCAGCATTCATACTCTGCTGCATATCAGCCATAGATGACACAGCAAGGTTTACAGAATTAATAATACCGTAAATCACATTAGTAAATTGATCGTTTAGTTCTATACCTGTTTGAATGGATGACACCGCCCATCACCTACCTTTCTTTTTAGCTTTCTTTTCAGCCCTTTTCTTTTCTTCCTTATCCTTTTCCACTTTTATTTTTATAGATGCAATAACAAAAGCTTTTTCTTGCTCATCCATTTCCAAAAAAGTAGAAGGTAGTATGTGAAGTTTGTGAAGGGCATAGTAAGCATAATTCGCTTCACCATCCCCTTCTTCTATTAGTTTTTTGCTTCATCTACCTTGTCATCAAAAGACTTGGCGAATCCCTGAAACTTCTGCATCCAAGTGGTAAATTCCTGGTATTCTCCTGCATCATCCACCATAGCAAAAATCAAATCTTCTGGATTCATTGCACCATATGAATCCTGTAATTCCTTATCATACAGGTCAGGGGAAACAGTAGCTGCAACAATCATTTTGGACAGATACATTGAAGTATTCAATTTAGGTCTGAATAAGTTCGGCTTTCCTGTAATCTGAACTTCCATGGTACAAGAATCACGCAACGTTTCATTTTCCTTTGAACCAATGTGCCTAAACTCCCATTTAAGGGCTTCACCGTTTTCATCCATTAAGGAATCTGTAGGTGCATACATTTCATTTTTCTTTTCAACTTTATTTACTTTCATAAAATGACTAAATTTTGACATTTTTTGTTTTTCCTCTCTATTGTTGGTTGGGTAATAAAAAACCCTTATATGGTCTTATATAAAAGTCACACAAGGGTTTTAAACTGTTTAGTTAGTAAGAAATCCAGTTAAATTTGCAAATGACTCTGGCATGGAGAAATCTTCAAAAGTTCCTTCAATTTCTTCATCCAAATATTCACCATCCGCATCAAATTTTGCAAGCACTCCACCATCTGTATTGCAATCGTAAAGAATAATGGTCTGTCTTCCCGCTTTACTAGTAGGATCATCATTGGTAATTTGCATTTCAAAATACACATCTTCACCAGTGTTTTTATAGTCAAGTAATGCCTGACGTAACACTGATTGATTGTAATGTGCCGTTCCTGAAAACGTACCTTCCATTCCACATGATTTATGACCCGCCATGATTGCACCAAGGCGGGGTACTGTGGTTTTGGTCTTTTCAACCTGTACTTCCATTTCAATCATCTGCATGAAGTTATATCTACGTGAACCCATTGTGATATAACATTCAGCTAACTTTGCAGCAACTGTGTCACGAGCTTTCATATTAATGTTATTCTGCATTCTTTTTCACCCCTTTCTTATGCAACCGTTACAGTCATATATAATTTACTCATTGCGTTCACTACCTCTATTACACCATTAACTACAACAGATTTTTTTGTACCCCCTTGTGCAATAGAAACAGCCGAATCAGTAAAGTTTTCAATGGCACCAAGTTCTTGCAATGTCTTACGAATCTTTACCAAATCAGACCAAAGGGACATTCTACCGGATGGTGTATTTGGCACAGTCCCCAAATATTTAGTGTTAAACAACACCGCATCATCATTTCCCAACTGGTCAATGACTCTGATAGTTTGATTGTCCTTAAACACGTCCCCCTGGGTATCGGAAGTGGTGACCATACTGTTAACATCTTCAAGTACCCGCATATCAGAATTTACTCGGTGAAGTACCAATTCACCCGCCTTGATTGCTGCAATTAACTGATTCTGTGTATAAGCAGTATTTATAGAAAAAGTCCCATCATATTTTTTATTTTGACAGGACTTATTAACCTCACAACCACACTCTACACCAGTTACCCAGTATACAAGGGAAGCTTCTGACCAATCTACGTCACTTGTTTTATTCTTTACATTAATGACACCCATGTAATCGGCAGCATAATTGTAAATGACTAACTGGAATTTGATCCCCAGTTCGTCACGTAATCGTTTGTTGAATGCTACATACAGTTTTTTTGTAATATCATCTGTAACTACAACCCCCATGGTGTTGTAAGTGTAAGATTCCACCTTGTCCAAATATGTCTGATGTGCAGTTCCGTCAACCGTTCCATTTGTACCGCCTGTCAGGGGTGTGGATGCCGTTACTGCAAGTACTGCATCTTCCTTGAACATCAAATAATCATTTGCTACAAGGTCTGCTGCTTTTGTGACTGTCTGCACATCAACCTTCACTGTCCCAAGGTGTGTTACCACATCAAACTTTGCAGAATCATCTGCATTTACCTGAATTACAATTTTTAGGTCATTTCCACGTGTACCACTGTACAATGCAGTGGCAAATGTATTTGTTGCCTTATTACCACCACTATTTAAACGGTATGCATATAATGTCCTTGCACCAAGAAACAAATCTGACAGACCTTTTAATTTGTCATTATCATAGGGATAACCAAAAAATTTCAAACTGTTTTTCTGGAAATCTTCATTAGTAACTTCAAACACTTCATTTTCAATACCCCAGTCCAGTTCAAGGGGCATGGTTGCAATACCTCTATCAGATAATGCTGCGGATGCGGATGCTGCCGAAACAAAATTGATATATGTACCAGGGAGCGTTTTATTTTGTGTAGTAAAACTTCCACCACCTAAAGCCATTTATTTCACCTTACCTTTCATATATTCTTTAACCAGACTATCAACAGTTTCTAAATCGTATTTTTTCTTTTCGTCAAGAATGGCATCCACCAAATCCTTGTTGTTGCTATACCTTGCAGATGCAAGAATCTGTTCCTTGCTGAACTCAATTAGAACACTTTGAACTTCTATTGTCGCATCCTCCACCTTTTTCCTTCCCGTCATATTAATCACCTTCCTTCACATCGGTGCTTGATTCTATTGCTTCCATAGGTGTATTTTCCTCCAACCTGTAAACAAAACAATCATAATTTACAAAGAAGTTCAGAACACCGTCAATTACTTCATATTTCATGGCTGTTCCACGTGTTGAATCACCATCTAAGGTTATATATTCCAAAGACCACATCAGTCTTTCCGCAACAGAGTTACACTCCCGTTGTTTGTCTTCTAATTCTGGAAAATATTGAATCACAAACTGGTTTTGTCTGAAATACCGCTTTCCAAGAAATAGTTCAATTGTTGGGTTCAAACATGAAATATAAAAGCAAGGTTCCACAAGATCTTGTTTGATTTCCTCCATGTGTATTTCATAACCAAATTCAGCATCAAGGTTGATGCTGATTGCTTCAATGATTGAATTTATCATTTTATACACCCCCCTAAATACTTTTTAATTTTATTTTCAAGTACCCTTGGGGCAATTTTTTGAAGTTCCTGTTCAGAAATTGTCATCATGAACTGCCCTTTAACCCACCCCTTGTGATTAGCTGTTCTGTGACCGTATTCAACATAAGATGCGTACTCAACCGGATTTACAATTTCAATTACATAGGTGTCACCAAAATGATTTACCGTCAAAGATTCAGCGAATCCTTTTGCTGATGAATTTTTACTTGCAGTCCACCCACGTCTTAACGTACCGCCTTTTTTCCCTGTTTGGGGTTGAAATGAAACCTGTTTCTTTCGCGCTTTTACCTTAAATTTAACATCTTCACCTTTTTTTGTTGTGAAATTCACTTCCCGTGCGGGTAAGTCTGCTATAAAAGAAACTTTATTATCGTATTCCCCTACCGGGGTTCTTTTAATAACCAACCTTAATAACCTTGCAGCAAGTTCTTTTGCGCATGATTCCACAAATACATCAGGGTCTTGAAGTTTTTCCAACTGCTTTCGAAATTCTTTAAGTCCCTGTATATCAAACCGCCCCATTTTTCCCATTAAGTCCACCCCTTAAATAAATCAAGAATAATTTCTTGATGGGTTTGGTACACTGCCGGGATTCCACTTGATTTATAATCACTCGTAACCCCTGTTTGTGTAACTGTAATTTTTGAGTTAGCTTTGATTACAATATCAGGGGAAAGAAATAGTTTTGTTGTCTGTGCAACTGATGCTGCGGATTCACTTTGAACTGCGGTCTGTAATCGTTCAAAAGACAATTTACAAGGTTGATTTTCCAACACAATTACATCTTGATAATTGGTCAACTTTGATTTTTCGTCCTTCACCTTCCGATGCTCCGTCACCACTAACATACCCTGATAGGTTCTTTCAATGGCTTTTCGTGCAGCTTTCTGTGCTGCTTCCATGGCGGTCACCATTTTATCCTTCTGAATGCTGCAAATTCAGTCTTTCCATAAGATAAAAGATAATTGATGAAAGTGTTCAACCTTTGTTCAGGTGTAAGACTACCCGTACCAACAGCAAAGACGGTATTTGTATCCCCGGTCTGTATCTGCTTGACCGCATAATCAAAATCAAAATCTGTAAGGTCTGACGGTGCAAAAGTTTTCTTAGAAAGCAGAAATTCCCCCACTACCATATCAATGGCAATGTAGTCCAGTTTTGCGGGTACGTCTTTTTGATTAGTTTCATTCTTTATGGTATTGCGTACCTTTTCAATACAAAAGGTCAAGGCAAATTCATCACTTGTCTTGACCCCATAACCAAATGATTTCAACCGTTCTGTTGCAGTATTAACATCAAACATTATCGGTCACCTGATCTTTCTTATTTTCTGCTTCTGCGTTTACTTTCAACAGAAGTGGTTGCAATCAGTGCTTCATCAGTTAATTTTTGTTCGGTACCATTTACTGGATCAGCATTTTCACTTTTTGGTTGTTCAGTCTGTTCAAGTTCTATAATATCTGATTCACCTGATACCTCATGTCCAAGTTCTTTCAGTTTTGCAATCAGTGCTTCATCATTGGTTTCAATGACCCCTTTGACAAATTTGCAAAGTGGTTTGTTATTCTCAACATCCCAAATCATATTGGGTGTTAAGTTTTTCTTTTTAACTGTAAACATTTACCTCACCACACCTTTCTGATTATGTAGTTGTAAGACCTGTAATAGCACCATGTAAAAATGCAGGTGAGTGTGCAAGTCCAATCTGACCATAAATCTGAATCTTATCCGTTGCGCCAACCTTTGCAAGTGGTTCTTCAAAGAAATTACCCTTGCCCGGTACAGGCTGAAATACTGGAGCAATATGTGCCATATCAGCAAGTAAAATTGAATCTTTCTTGATGAATGGGTTCCAACTAACACCCATCTTGAAGAAATCAGTTTCAATTTCAGTGATGTTGTAACCACCAACATTACGTGTTGCGGGAAGATTTGCACCAGTCTGACTTGCATAAATATCAGAAATCACCTGTTTCTGAAATGCACCACAAAACAGCACAATGTTGTTGAAAGTAGCACCGTTTTCAGCCATTTCCCTGAATAACTGGTTAAGCATAGATTTACTTAACAACGTTGTACCCGCTGCAATAGATGTACCAGTTGCAGAAGTACAAAGTTCAAGCATACCACGTGTTTTGTTTGCTTCGTCGGCTGCGATTGATTTGTGGTAAGTACCGTTTAAGAAAGAAAATTCAACGTCTCGCGCAATCTTGACAAGTTTCTGCTGAATCTGAAATGCTTTTTCATTATTTGGGTTTGCGGTCTGTCCAGAAGTATTAAGACCAGATAATCTACCACTGTTTGACTGTTTGGCATAAGTCAAATCAATAGTTTCCTGATGAATCTGAACAACGTTTGTTTCCTGTTCACGTGCGATCAGCTTAGATGCAGGTGCAATTTCAGAAGCCTGTTCTGAAATACTCGGCTGTTCTGCATCCGGTAAGTCATAAACAACACCAGTTGCAAATTCATAATTTTCAGTCTGCTTTCCACCAGTTAAACCACCAATCATTGATAAGAATGGGGTCTGTGAAGGGTCAGCAGAAAATAAATCTCCCGCATAGTTGGGAAGATTATAAGTTGTACCAATACCTGTTACCTGTGGCATATTTTTTCACCTTTTAACCTTTCATAATTAAAATTTTTATAGTTACATCAGAACAGTTCCATCAGTTTCAAAGGCTTCCTGTTTGATTTTAATAACCTCTAACTGATTACCATTCTTTCTAGCTTCGGCAAGTCTTGTTTCATAGCCTGCCTGAGTAGAATTAGGTACAGTTGTTGATGTTCCTGGCTGAAATCCTGTAAATGTCTGCTGTGTTTGTGTCTGGTTCGGTACTTCAAACAGGAACTTAGTTCCTTCATCGGCAGTCAACTTGTCAATCTGTTCCTGTAACCCCTTCACATTTCCGTCCTTGTCTAGTTTGGAATCCGTAAGGTCAAGCAACGCTTTAACCGCCTTAACATTTTTTGCATTTGCCCCGTTCAATACCTTTTCAACAGCAAAATCAATTTTCAACTGGTTCATTTCAGATTCATGGGTTGCTGCTGCATCTGTATTTGCTTTCTGCAAGTCTGCAATCTGTGTTTTCATTACTTCTGCGTCACCTGTAGATGCCTTCAAAGTTTCAAGCTGTTTATCACGATCTGAAATCTGTGTTTTCAGCCCTGTATTTTCAGTCTGTAAATTTTTGATTTCAGAGGTAGATGCAGTTTTTGCATTTTCAATGTCAATACCATTGATTTTGATAACTGAATCAACCTGTTCTTTACTTAACCCCAAATCTTCTAAATCTTTTCTTGTCATATTCTGACCATCCTTTCAATTACGTTTTTCTACGTGTTCACTCACACATGAATAGTTGGTTTGTACGGTTTTACGTCTTGCCTACCCGACCAATAGAAAAGGCACCCTGTATGGATGCCTTTTCTGCTGTCATTTAATTCATGACTGGAAGATAATTTAGATCACCTTATCCTTTCTTTAAGTTTTAGTTGGTTCAATACCTTAAAAACCCCTTCTAAATTCATATAACCGCCATATGTCATTGAAAGTTAATTCTATGATAACTTGTTAGGGTATGAAAAAAGCACCGTCATACGACTGTGCTATCAAGCGGTTTTAATAAAGGTCTTTTCCCATTCTCTATAAGTCATGTTTGCGGGTATGTAAAGAATTTTTCCATCTTCACCCCTTGCAGCACGTTCACCCACAATATCAAATTCATCATCAAAATATGGGACGGTGGTTGTTCTGCACCAGACATGGAAGGGTGGAGCAGTGACCCCAATTTCATATTCTGACATATAAAAAAATGGTTCCTTTTCGTTTCTTCCCTTACCGTCCATGTCCCGGCAAATTTCAGAAGTGTGAGAATCCAAGGTTGCAACTATTTCATATTTTTCAACTCCCAATTCATTAAATGAATCCTTTTGGGCTGCACTGCTAAAAAAGGCTTCTTCTGTCATGATCAACCGCCCAGCATTGGTCTTTGATGTTTTCATCTTCCGAGCAATAGCGTCAATAGCCTTTTGTGGGTCTTGCCCTAATATGATATTCCGGGTCAATTCTGTATTTAGTTCTTTAACCAGTTTCTGACGATTCCCCCATATGGTTTCTGAAAAGCTTTTACCATTAACCGCCCAAGGTTTATTGATTACCTTAGAAATAGTCTTGTCATCAAGTGTGGCAAAATCCCAACCAACACCTACCCCCTTCTGAATCTCATAAGCAGTGTGGTAATATCCACTGGTGTATACATTCCGCATTGTCTTATCAATAGAATCAAGCTGATTGCCAAACATGACTTCAAAACTTTGTTGTATATGTATTTTTAAGGCTTCCAATCTGCTGATATGATATCGGGAAGAAGCATTTTCAAGTTGTTTTATCCAAGTACCGTTTATAGCGTTTTCTTCACCATACTGGATATACTGGTTTATATCCCATTTCAATTCTTCCAGTTCTTTACTGGTCAACATCTTGCGAGCTTCTTGAAGGGTAATTTTATTATTGTCTGCAAATCGTAAATACCACGCTAAAAGCTGACCTTCAATTTGCTTTTGTGCTGCTCTGTACTGCTTTTCAATATCAGCATAGCATTTTAAACCTATACTGTTTTGTGATTGTTCAAGAAGTTCAAAACGCTTTTTCCAGTATTCCCTATTCTTCATCTACACCACCGCCTTGATTCCCCTGATTAGGATCACCGAGGTTGTCTTGATTGAAAGGGTCATACTGTGAAGCCATTTCTTCCTGTTCTTTTTTCTTCTGATCTGCAATTCGTTTCAATTCAAGTTGTGGGTCATCTACCCAAGGGTGTTGACCAATAATTGTTTCATCAGACAGAATACCAACAGAAGCCTGACAGTTTGTAATAGCTTCTGATTCATTAATGAGAATATCCCGGTTGAAAATAACGGTCACATTCTCATTTTCAAAATTTCCCTGACCCGTATTAGCAAGGTGTGCATTGACAAACCAAAGTATATCTTCAAACGCTGCCTGATACTCTGTTTCTGTATCATTGGCATCAATGTCAATATCACTGTACATACTCTGAATATTCATCTGATTAGCATTACCACCAAGACGGTCATCTTTGGCATCGTACCCCATTGCATTTTCAATCAGGGCTTTTTTGAATACTTCCACAATAGTTTTGTAATTATCTGCATTAACTGTGATTTCCAGAGTATCAACTCCCCCTTTGGTTTCACCGTCATACCTAACCTTAACCGCACCAAAGGTTGCAAGATTTTTCCTAAAGTCCCCCAGGTCTGTACCATCATAATTTTTGATGACCAAAATAGTATTACGAGCATCTTCTTGCATATTATTTTCAAAGTCCGATAGCATAACATTAATACCATCTTGCAATGATTTCACCCTTTTCAAAAGTGGCATTTCTGTTTCATTACACTTCAATGGAATCAATGGTATCTTTGACCAATTAAACATTCTCTCTATACCGTCATTACTGGAAGCAGTTACATAACTGTCATCTTGTGAATCAACTGTCATATCAGGTATTAAGGTCATACCATCAAGTATATATTTGTGGATTCCATTCATATCATAAACTTCAACCTTTTCAATGATTACTGGTATATTCTTATCATACCCAGTAACCAAATATAACCTGACTGCACCTTGTAGTTCAGTGTGTTCGGGATCTTTCCAAAATGGAAGGATTTCATAAGCGGGGAATAACCTGAAAGTAAATTTACCTTGTTCATTGTAGTATGGGAACAGCCAAGTGATACCACCGTTATATACCGCCTTACCACTGTTTTTCAAAGTTTTCATGAACCGCTTATTGAACACCTTTTTAAGAAGTTCAAGATACTGTTTATTTTCACATTCCAATGCAAAAGGTTGACCAAACAAGTAATTTGCTTTTTGATTAACCATTTTTGCATATTGGTTATCAACAACCCTGTTATTTGGTAAATTTTCAACAACTTGCAGTTTCCCATTGTCACCTATCATGGTTCTTTTGCGAGTCAGTATGTCATGCTCATTGTCATAATACAAATGACCCTTAATTTGCATAGTCCTTTCAGGTGAACCTTTCCAACGTATAATACACTGTTCAATGTATTCTTTATTTGACATATCTGCATTAATTCCATAAAGTATGAACTGTGATATTCTATCAAGTAAATTATTAAGTCCGTTCAATTGTTTTCACCCCCTTTCTAATCAAAACTAAATGTGTCACCCCTGCTAATAGATTCCACGGCATACCGCAGTGCATCCATCAGGTGGTTAAAATCGTCTATCGGTATATTCAGCTTCTTCCCTGTCTTAGTGTCAGTACTCCAAGTATAGTTGCTGATCTCTGTGATAAAGTTTACACACCTTGGATGCACGATAATATGATAATCTTGAATGAAGTCAATACCGTTTTTAATACTGTCCTTACCTTTACGGGCTTTTCTAATATGGTCAAGCCCCAATACCCGCAAGCGGTCAATGCTCTTTGGTTCAGCAGAATCAGCAGTGATCTTTTCTTTCAAATAACCCATTCGCTGTACTTCTTCGGCAATGGCTTCATTACTCATTCCGGGCTGATACATTTCATCAAATACCCAAATGGTCTTGCTTGCCGTATCAATGAATCCACAAAACAGTGCAGAAGGGTCATTTGTATATCCAAAGTCAAGACCAAAGGCAGTTTTCACACCTTGAACTTTTTTAACTTCATCAATACTAAACAGCTTTTCTTCCCAATTCTCATATACAAGACCGTCAACAATACCCCAGTCACCAAGCCCGGCTACTTTATATCGCCTTGGGTTCTGTTTCCGCATAGTTTCAAAAACCTTTAAATCAGCCTTATCCAACCATTCATTACATTTATAATTGGTTGTCATGGCAATGGTTTCATCGTCCGGGGTATCAAAGAACCGCTTTTTTATCCAGTGGTGTTCATTCCATGGGTTCAATGTCAAGGTTATTTGTTTGAACAGTCCCGGTGGAACAGTACCACGAATGGATTCATCCAACATATCAAAGTCAGCTTCTGAACTAATTTCATATGCTTCTTCAATCCACATCCAACATAAACAACCAATATCAACTGTAATACTTGTTACTTTCAGCGGATCATCAAGACCCCTGAAATATATCTTTTGTCCTGTTGGAATGTATGTCATTTCAAGGGGTGATTCTTTTATTTCCCAAAATGCATCAACCCCTAACCTGTGAATAGCCCACTTTAATTCAGTAAAACATGAATCTTTTATTGTTCGGAATGTTTTTCTGACAACTAATAAGTTAGCATCAGGATATTTCATCACGTTGGTGATATACCATAGGGCGGTTGTCTTGGACTTCTTAGATGCACGTGAACCCTTGCACACCCTGTATCTGCCTTTCCACCGCCAAAATGAACCATACCCCTTACCGACTACTTCCGGTAGCTTCACACTGTTTTTATAGTTGTTTTTTTGGGGTTTATAATCTTCGGGGTACATAATATATTTCATGTACCCGAAAACGTGTTGCGAAGATATTTTTTGCTTAACCATAGGCAATCACCGCCTAATCTTCAAGAGTATCTTCACCTGATATTACAACAGGAACGGCAACGTTTATATCAATCTTATCATTCCACATCCCCAGGTGCTTACCTAGTAATTCAAGGGCTTTTAGTTTAGGTGAAATCTTTACTTCCCTTTCAACCATTGAACCAGTGTCACTTACTGATTTCTTATACTTCATGGATTCAATACAGGAAAGGTCATCATCTAACGCACTGCTTTTTATTCTCCCCTGACTATCAACAATGTCAGTCATCTTCACAAACGCAACCTTGGCAAGTTCTAAAACAACTCTGTCCTGATTCACACCTGTTCGTTTAGACCGTTCAGCCATAGTCTTACTAATAGCTTCCTGAACCATAACATTTGATAACAAACGTGATGATTGTTCTTGTGCCGTTTTTACTGAATATCCTGCCCGTATTGCTGCCTGTGTACCGTTTAGGTCAATCAGGTATTCATCTACAAACCGCTGTCTTTGATCACTTAACTCTCTTTTTGCCATGCGGTACACCCCTTTCTTTCAAATTTTCTAATCAAAAACCCCTGAAAGTAGGAGATTTAGCACCTTTCAGGGGTCAGATAAAAGCACATATAAATTTACGTATAAAAATAGCAGAAGAAAAGATTTTTTCTTCTGCTAACAGTTGTGTCAGTATAAACAATAACATAGTTACCATAATTTGTAAAATACTACTTGGTAGGTTTTATGTTAAATAATATAGGTTTATATAGGTTTCTTCAAACTCTGCAAGTGCTTTTTTATGTAATTCTAACACATAAGAATAAGACTTTCTCATTTCTCCGGATGCAATCTTAATACTTTTGAACTGCACATAGATTTTGTATAGTATGTTTATATAATTCTTATCTTTTAACCCTCTAATTTCCTGTATAATCTGATTCTTAGCATCACTAAAAGTTTCTATTTCAGCATTTATTTCATCGTTCAGTGTCATATATCGTACAACTGAATTACCGATAGAATCCCCTGACATAGAAGTCTGCACCCTATCCCTACTATAATCAATTCCCCCGGTACTGCAAGCATCCGTTTTCATATCATCGAGACGTTCTAAGTCCTGATTAATCATCATGTCTATGATTTCAAGCTGTTGCAAATACCTTTTCGCAGACAACTTCTTTTTTTCACTCATATTTTTCACCTTTCCCTTTCAAGGTAACGGTTAGTAACGGTTGATTTTCACTTAAAAACACAACAAAACCCTTATTCTATCTGGCGGTAACACTTGGTAACGGTAACGGTTAACCCCTATATTCTATATATTTTACTTTTTATATATTTTATTTTAATATAACTAAAAAGAACCTATTAAGAACTTACGACCTAACCG